ACACTATCTCAGGATTCTAGTGTATTCACAATCACACCAAGATCAGAAGATTCTGCAACTGCAACTGGAGATGATGGAGTAGCCACACTAACATTTAAAGCAAGTGATGGGATAAGTTTTGGTTCATCGCAAGTAACATTTACTCTAGGATTTAGTATCCCTAACAGCCAAAATACAACTCTATTGTTAAAAGCGGATACGACAGGTACAGATAATCAAGTCGATGCATCTACTAATAATCATACAATCACTGAAAGTGGTACTGTTAAGTCAAATGCCTTTACTCCATATCATCCTGGAGGTTACAGTACAAAATTTGCGGCGGCAGCAGATCGAATCATAACAAATCTGGCCACGTCTGGTACGGCTGCTTGGACTGTTGAGTGGTGGGTTTATCATATTGCAAACTCAGGCACTTCAAGTCAAAATAGAAATTTTGGTTCAGCAACCAATGATCCAATGTTTCTTAATACAAATTTAAATACTCAACAATTGTATATCGGTGGGCAAGCACGAGTATCTGGATCAAAGACTATGGCCGTGGGTCAGTGGTATCACATGGCACTTGTAAGATCTACCACCAGTAATACAATAAAACTTTACATTGATGGTGTTCTAGAAGGAACTTCTGCTGTACAAGCAGGCACCACATATGATATACCTGCCAAGACTGACTTTGGTGTTGGTTCTGATCACAATTTTACTGCTTATGGCATGACAGGATATATAAGAGATTTTAGATATGTCATTGGAACTGAGGTTTACACTTCAGCATTTACACCTCCGGTAACACCTTTAACAGCAATATCTGGTACTGACTTATTGCTTTGTAATCATGCGGCGGTGATAGACACTTCTGGTAATTATAATGTTGTAACAGTTAGTAGCACATCGACTGCAAGGTTTGGTCCGTATGAACAATCAGGTCAATATACTAAGGCAGATTACGGTGGATCTGTACGTTTCGGTGGGAGTAGTTCTTTAAATACTGGTGCTATTACATGGGATAACACAAAGGATTGGACATTCGAAGGTTGGTGGTATGGTACTAATGCTTCATCTGGTACTTTTGCGGCACTGAATGCTGGTAGTGGTGTTAGTGGTCTCTATGTAATGCACGTTGGTGGTGTGTATGTTAATGGTATTGAATGGGGGATCCCAGGAAGTCCAGCAAACTACTTTAGAGTGAATCATTGGAATCACTGGGCATTAGTCAGACATTCCGGAACTTATAAATTCTATGTAAATGGAATTTCTATGTGGAGTGAAACTAATGGAGGAAACGGTGGCGCCGCTACTACTCATAAATTTGGAATAGGTGCAACTGCAACAAATGCTGCCGCAGTCCAAGATGGAACGTTTATAGCTGATGTTAGGTTTACTGAAGATGGCGTATATACAGGGAACTTTATTCCACCTACCGCTCCATTAACTGTTCTTGACGATACAATTTTTAAGACAGTCACTAACACAAACAGTATATGGGATGCTCAAGGTGGGCATGCTCTGACCCCTGCTGGTAATACAACTGCAAGTAATACACAAAGAAAATTTGCAACATCATCTGCAATTGCCTTTGATGGTACTGGAGATTATATAAGTGCTCCAACTAGTCAAACTTTTGATTTAGCTGGAAGTATCCCTTGGACAATTGAAGGATGGTTTTATTGGAGTAGCGTGTCTGGTGAACAAACACTAGTTGAAAAATTCACTGGTGGTAATGGCCCAGGTTGGACTTTATATAAACTTAGTTCAGGAAATGCATTAGGATTTTATAGTGGATCTTCTGCTACATTCTCTAATAGTATGGGCACTGTAACTACTGGTCAATGGTATCATGTAGCTGTTACGCGAGACGCGGCAGGAACAACTCGTGCATTTTTAAATGGAACATTAACTGCAAGTGGAACATATTCTATCGGTAATAATTCTACTGGAAATCTATATGTCGGATCTAGAAACGGTTCGGCAAACTATATGAACGGTTATGTTCAAGATGTAAGAATTACAAAAGGTCTAGCTAGATACACATCAGCATTTACTCCTACTACTGCGGAACATAAAGGGTAAAAAAATAATTTACTTTTACCCTCCTTTGTGTTATACTATATAATTATACTATAAAGGATATACTATGATTGATTTGAAATCCATACATGAGATGTGGGCAATAGACTGTGTGATTGACAATACCAAGCTTGACGAATCTTCTCGCCAGACACCTATACTACACGCAAAGTATCTTGAGCTATTATCCACATATAAGCTTCAAATGAAACGTGCAGAGTTTCAACAGAAAAATCTCCTAAAAGATAAATGGTTGTATTACAACGGCAAAATGTCGCAAGATGATATGATCGAAAAGGGCTGGGAACCAGACCCGTTTAATGGATTAAAAATCTTAAAAGGAGATATGGACCATTACTATGATACTGATCCAGAAATTCAAGAATCTGAACTTAAAATACAGTATTATAAAAATGTTATAGATACATTAACAGAGATAATTAATAATGTGACGTGGCGTCATCAGACAATAAGTAATATGATAAAATGGAAACAATTCGAGTCCGGAAATTAACTCACGCTAATCTACATATATCATGTGATAGTGGAATAGCACAAGAACTAAATGAGTACTTCTCATTTTTTGTTCCTGGTTACAAGTTTATGCCTGCTTTTCGCAATAGAATGTGGGACGGTAAGATACGTTTGTTCACTGTAATGAGTGGTGAACTACCAGCTGGTTTGTATAATCATCTTATAAATTTTGGAGAAAAAAGATCTTATGAAATTGTAGTTGATGATTCTCCATACGGTAAACCAGACAACTATAATAAAGTAGATGTAAAAGAACTTTATAATTACATCCAGTCTCTTGGTATGCCATATGAAATTAGAGACTATCAGTTTGATGCAGTGTCTACAGGCATTCATCGAAAGCGCGGAGTAATATTGTCTCCGACAGGTTCTGGCAAATCTTTAATAATCTATACACTAATGAGATGGTATCTTGAGAACAATGCAAAAATGGTTCTCATTATTGTACCTACGACTTCTCTCGTTGAACAGATGTCCGGTGACTTTAAAGATTATGGATTCGATATAGAAAACGAAGTCCACAAAATATATTCTGGTAAAGATAAAACTACACAGAAAAGAGTAGTGGTTAGTACATGGCAATCAATCTATAAACTACCAAAAGCTTGGTTCTCTCATTTTGGCATGATACTTGGTGATGAGTGTCATGGATTTAAATCTAAGTCTCTCATGTCTATTATGAATAAAGCAACAGAAGCAGAATATCGATTTGGCACAACAGGAACATTAGATGGAGCCCAAACACATGAACTCGTACTCCAAGGTTTATTCGGTAAAATATACCGCGTTACCACAACAAAAGCCTTACAAGATAACAATACTCTTGCGAAGCTAAGAATTAAACGTATCGCACTTACATATCCAGAAAAGGCTCGTAAAGATTTTGGTGCAAGAACGTATCAAGAAGAGATTGATTTTATTGTAGAAAATGAGCACCGAAATAATTTTATACGTAATCTAGCATTAGATTTAAAGGGTAATACACTTATTCTATATAACTACGTAGAGAAGCACGGTAAACCCTTATTTAACATTATAAGGGATAAAGCAGATGAAAATCGTAAAGTATTTTTTGTATCTGGTAATACGGATACCTCCGACAGAGAAGCAATACGAGGAATTGTGGAAGGAATGTCAAACTCGATCACTGTGGCTTCATTAGGCACGTTTTCAACGGGTATAAATATTCGTAACTTGCATAATATCGTTTTTGCTTCTCCTAGTAAATCACAGATTAGGGTTTTGCAAAGTATAGGTAGAGGTTTAAGAAAGTCTGACGATGGTAGTACTACAACGTTGTATGACATATCTGATGATATAAGTTGGCGTAACAGAAAAAATTACACATTATTACACTCATTTGAAAGATTAAAAATGTATCAAAAAGAAGAATTCGAATATTCTACCGTTAAACTGGATATCAAATCATGAACGCTTATTATAAGCAATTTAAGCTTACCAATGGTGATGAGGTGATTTGCGAATTAGTTGAAGCCGCCGATGAAGACAATGTAGAAATCGTTGTGCGAAAAGCAATGAAGATTGTTGTTAATGATGATTTAGATGAGGGCGTAAGGTACTATACACTTAAACCCTGGATATCTTTTCAAGATCATACTAATGATTTGGTAGTTATTAACTCTATGCATGTCGTAGCAGAATCTATACCGTCTGATACAATTACTCCATATTATCATGCCGCAGTCAAAGATGCTGATAAGTATAATGCTGTCAGAGCCGCAGGCTTGAGCCTTAAAGACATCCAAGAAAAACTGGGTGATCTTACTGAAGAAGAGATGGAAGAATTCATGCAAAAAAAGTATGAAGAACTTGAAAATGAAGAAGGTATTGAAGTAGATTTTGATGATGTTGATATAAGATATGATTCAGATTCTCCTAATGTTATCCACTTTCGAAAAAAGAATGATAAAACCTTTCACTAGTTGGTATACTACCCTCTCTCAAAATACTCTTTATTATAACACACTTTTCTACTTTTGTCAAGCGATTTATTAACATATATAAAAAATATTTTTACTTTACATTTGACGATACCTGTGTTATAATTACTACATAATGAAATGGAGACGTGAATGGCACGCACTAAAAGAGCAAGCATACACTACGTAAATAATGCCGAGTTTTCTCAAGCAGTAGTAGATTATGTCACAAAAGTTAGAGAAGCCAAAAAACAAGAATCAAAGCATCCAATCGTACCTGACTATATTGCCAGCTGTTTTTTACGAATAGCTGAGGGCTTGTCTCACAAGTCCAATTTCATTCGCTACACATACCGCGAAGAGATGGTTATGGATGCAGTTGAGAATTGTTTAAAAGCAATCGAAAACTATAATTTAGAAGCCGCAACAAGAACTGGTAAGCCAAATGCATTCGCATATTTTACACAGATAACTTGGTACGCATTTCTTAGGCGTATTGCAAAAGAAAAGAAACAGCAGGAAATTAAATTAAAATATTTAACAAAGTCAGGCGTTGAAAACTTTCTAGTTAACGACCATGGTGATGATATGTCCAATCAAGTGGCAGGTGCTTTTATTGATACGCTTAGAGATCGTATCGAAAAAGTAAGGCACGTTGATAGTGAAGTAAAAGAACTGGTTATCTTAGAAAAAAAGAAACGCAAGTTAGGACTAGCAGATTCTAATCTGACGGAGTTTTTAGAATAATGAAAGTGGCTGTATTAAATGACACACATTGTGGCATACGTAACTCTTCCGAAATCTTTCTCGAAAATTCAGAAAGGTTTTTCTCAGAAATCTTTTTTCCTTACTGTAAAGAAAACGGCATTGAACAAATCTTACACTTGGGCGACTATTATGACCACAGGAAATTTGTAAACTTTAAAGCCCTTAATCATAATCGTAAAGCATTCTTAGACCCACTTCGTAAGAATAAAATGAAGATGGATATCATTCCTGGTAATCATGATACATTTTATAAAAATACAAATGATTTGAATTCTCTGAAAGAATGTCTCGGTCACTACATGAATGAAATCCATATCGTTATGGAACCTCGTGTGATGGAATATGGCTCATTGAAGATCGCTTTGTTACCTTGGATTAATCCAGAAAATGAAGAAGCTTCTATGAGGTTCATCAGAGATTGTAAGGCTGACTGGCTAGGTGGACATTTAGAGCTTCATGGTTTTGAGATGATGCGTGGCGTAGTTAATCCTCATGGTATGGATCATAAGCTACTATCTAAGTTTGAGCAAGTGCTTACTGGTCACTTTCATACATCTAGTAAACAAGACAATGTATTTTATCTTGGCTCTCAGATGGAGTTTACATGGAATGATGCTGGTGATAGTAAGTATTTTCATGTCATAGACACTGAAACGAGAGAGATAGAAAGAGTATTAAATCCTTTCACTTTATTTGAGAAAATACTTTACAACGATGAAAAAACCAGCTATAATGATTATAACGTTTCACATTTGAAAGATAAGTTTGTTAAGGTCGTTGTTATCAATAAAACAGACATGTTCTCGTTTGATAGGTTTATCGACCGTATTCAGAACCAAGATATTCATGAGTTAAAGATTGCTGAAAACTTCAGTGAATTTACTGGTGAGAATGTTGAGGTAGATGACACAGTTAATTTTGATGACACTGCAGAAATAGTGGACTCGTACATTGATGGTGTTGAGACTGATTTGAATAAAGACAGAATTAAAGTTCAGATGCGTGAATTAATGTCAGAAGCACAGGCTCTTGAAATAGTATGATTACATTTAAAATACTTCGTTATAAAAATTTCTTATCGTCTGGAAATACTTTTACCGAAATTGATTTGAACAAGGATAAATCTAATCTTGTTGTGGGTCATAACGGTGCTGGTAAATCCACAATGCTTGACGCTTTGTCTTTTAGTTTGTTTGGTAAAGCGCACAGAAACATCAGTAAGAATCAACTGGTAAACTCTATCAATAATAAAGCTACGCTCGTTGAGATTG